TGAAAAGAATGCAGAAAGCAGCACTTATTCAGAGCCGTTTTATATTTTTGTTAGATGTGCACAAAACGGCGGTCAAATCACTCTGACTTCGAAGCGGAAGCCTCAGCCTTTCCAGACTGCGTTCCGAAGTAGAAGATCATGATGATCTGGAACATGTCCGTGAAGTTGTCTACCGCGATTTTACCAGTGATAGCAAGGTAAGAAAATACGCCGGTAAGTACCAGCGTAACGATAGATTTAACGTTTATAAGCTTAGCCAGCTTGTTAAGCATTATTATCCACCTCCACAATAAAAGCGCCGAACCCTGCGGCTTTTACCTTATTCATATACTGCTCGGCATTCTCCCTGCTGCTGAACGCTCCGACCTGAACACGGTACAGATTCTTCTGATCGACAGCAGCGGACGTTATATATTCATGCAGAACAGCCCAGCGGTTCTCATCAACATAGTACCACGGGCAGTATTTACCTGTCAGGTCATAGTGCCGCAGGACATTTCCAGCCGAGATATTGTACTTCTTCATAAGGTACTGTACCAGTTCGCGCAGAGCCGACATAGACGCTGTTTCAAATTCTCCGCTTGCCTTTGAATAGCAGACCTCGATATGCAGCGTTCCGGCGTTTTTGCCACTTGCGGCATAGGCTGTCTCGTTATCGGGAACAACACGGATTACCTTGCCGTTCAGTCCGACTATGTACTGCGTGCTCGTCCAGTTGTTCGGCTTATTAGGAAATCTTCCCGTTGCGACATTCGAATAAAACAGCGCCAACCTGTCCGCATCAGTTCCAGCCTGTCCGGTATAATGCACACATATGCGCTTCGGAGTTGACTTGCTTCCTGGGCGGTTATACTTATTAATAGGAATGAGCTTATCAATTATTTTCATCTTTATCCTCCATATCTGCGAGCACCGCACGGAGCTGTGCCGCTTCTTCCTCAAGCGCCTTGAGCCTGCTCTTGTCCTCGTCAGTGCCGACGCCTGCGACTATTGCCGCAAGCGGACGTATACGCTCCCGGTCAATCTCCGCGAATCTGCGGGATATCTTGGCGGCTCTGAGCCGATTTTCCCGGGCAGCACGCTGCTCGTCATTTTCGCGCGGTTCGATGATTTCATCATAATTCTGCGACATATGCGTATCCTCCTTCTACTGCCTTGATGTCCGTTATGCTTCTCATGCTGGGGCGCATGTCCAGCGGGTCGATGTCGTTTGTGGTTCTGACCTGGTAGAATCTCTGGCACTTTGCAAGCTCCGCAGCGTAGTCGGGCGGCACGAACGGCGTCGCCAGTGAACCGCCCTCCAGCTTCGCCCATGCGAGCTTCAGGGAGTTCCCGGCTTCGGTGCCCTTGTTGAACCCGATGGAGACTGCGGATATGTACTCGCTGTCAGAAAGATCTACCGTCACACTGTTTATTCCAGCCTGAAGCCTGGGAGTATAGTAGCTGTCAACGTAGTCCCCGGCTGCGGTCACAGTGCGGATACGCGCGGCCCATACTCCGGTGACGTCCGCTACCTTGAGAGATAGCGTGTACTTTCCGGGAGCCAGCGGGAATTCAATGTTTTGCCAGAACGCATGGGTATTTGAAGTCAGCGTTGCTGTAGCAGTCAGGCGGATTCCGTTGGTTTCCGGAGCAGCTTTGCACTTATCAGTGGAGATATACCACCTGTCCACGGTGTAGCCGGTGGAATACTCGTTCTGTCCTCGCTGATTTACCCGGAAATCCGGATTGTCAAGCTCGTTCTTGCCGCTCAGCGTATTCCAGTATGCCTTCTCATCGGCTGTAACGTGGATATCCGCGTCAGCCGCATGAGCCTCAATGGCGGCTCTTGCTACATCGTCAGCACCCGAGCCGCCCTGTGCTGACGTCTTAAAAGGGCATGCTGTGTAATCGCTCCCGACGAGCATCACTGAACCCGTGCCAAGCAGATACACCGCTCCGCAGGCTCCGTAAATCGCCGCAGCCTGTCCCGCCGGAATGCTGACTACTCCGTCAGCTCCGGGCGTTACGGCGGGAGCAGTGGACGCGTACACCGTTGCAGTGCCGTCGTTCCTGAGCCAGGCGTTCGTCCCGCCGCTGTAATCTGCCCTGATTTCCTCGCCGGTGAAGACGATTGTTTTTGATGTCATGATTTATCCCTCCAAAAGTACCTTTTTGCCGTTGAAATACAAACCGTCTGACTTTGCTTCAAGCTTTTTGCCCGTCATGCCTAAGCTCCACCCATCGCTGGTGATTTTCAGCGTCAGGGTGGTTCGTGATTCTGTCTGAATGGCCAGGCTGTCAGGGTATACCTTGAGCTTGCCGCCATTGTAAACCTGAAGCGAAGTGTGGTCGATCTGTCCTGAATCGTCTGACGTGCATATGAATATAGGATATTCCGCACAATTGTCTACAACCAAACTACATGTGCCGCCACAATTGTCGTACAGTTTTATTGCGCCGTGCCCAGAGCCTTCAAACTCTATGCCGGTGTTCCCATACGCACCCAGCCGAAACCCTGTCCCAGTGCCCTGCTTAGTCAGGAAGGCTATCTTGCCGGAATCATCAGCGCCGAAGGATACTCCACTATCGTCTGTGACAGCCCAGTACTTTGACCCTGTTGTCTGGAGTTTTTCGGCAGTGCCATCGCCTTTTGCCTCCTGCTTGCTCTGCTGAATCTGACTATAGGAAGTAGGCGTAAAGCCGCTTGAACTGGACACATTCTCAAACCCGCCGCAGATAACAGTCATAGAGCAGTTGCCGGATATCACGATTTTGGAAACATTCCCGACAACAGTTACCTGCTCCTCCTCATCATAAACCTTAACTCTGTCGCCGATACGCAGGTCAAAATCAGGCTCGGCAAGCGTGAACGACATCGGCGTAAGGTCGAAGCCCTTGTAGTAGTTGTATATCTGCTCCAGCGCCGTTTCGAACGACGTATCATCAAGCCCATAGCCGATATACTGATTATTAAGAACAAGCGTATACCCATCGTCCGTTCCCATCTCATAGGTCTTGTTCTTCTGCGAGGTCTTTACCTTTGAGAACGTTACGGTTTCGTCGCTGTAGTCAAGCTCCATCAGGTCGCCGGAGCGGTATTCCCGGCTCACAATCTTGGAAAACTTGTCTATCTGGAGCTTCCCATCATCGTTGATATGTGCATAACCGCCGTTCCACTCTGCCATTCCCGCCACCAGATTGCGGCAGGAATTAGCGTAGATATATTGCGTGTAATCAGCGGAAATAATGCCGTTGTCCCATGCACCGTTAAGGACAACGTTGTCGAACGACACCTCGGAAGCAAGCCCGGCTTCAAATACGCACTGAGCATACACAGCCCAGAACGTCTGCGGAAACGTGTAATCGGTCGGGAACTCGGTGTCCAGCTTCACCATATCGTCGTATGCGGTAAGCTCTATCACGCCGTTCCGGCGCTTCGGAAGCTCCGTATTGTAGTAGCCGAAAAATTTCCCGTCTATCTCAAGCTTTACGCGGCAGTTCGCGAATGTGCCCCGGGAGAAACGCTGCGTATTGTTATCAATGAGCAGGTACAGCGTTTTCGCATTCACGCCGCCAAGCTCGAAGCTCTCGCCAGAGTAGCAGCTCGCTTCGTACTGAAAGTCGAACAGGTCGTCCTCGGTCAGAACGATATCCTCCTGACCGGCTTTTGAAAAGGTAATTAAAAACACCTTTAAGCCTCCTTACTTTTCGCGGAACTGCACAGTTACGCTGATATCTCCATGGAACTTCCCAAGCTGGATATCCGCTTCGTTGATGTCCTGCGTATGGCTTTCGACATGCATTGTTTTCGTCAGAAATTTGCCTTTCGACGGGCTGTAGTACGTCAGCTTTCCGTAAGTGCTGGCGTCGATTTTGCCGATTGCGGCGCTTTCCTCGGCGGTCAGCCCCGCCCACGTTACACGGACGTCCTCTTTCCGGGCAATTATCTTCTTGGAGTAGGAACCGCCGAGGGTCTGCCCACTGTTGGTTCCCTCCACGATACGCTCCTCAAAGGATATCCCCGGGGATGGTGTCGGCAGCGGTTCTCCGTTCCACCACATCATAAAATATCACCTCTCAAGTCATAAGCACATTTTTGCCGGTTTGAATTATCTTGCCATTCGTGACATCTACCATGACGTCCGCAAGCTTCTGCGTACCGATATAAACCGGGACGTTTACGATCTGGGACATCAGCTTTGTCGCGCCGCTCAGTACGGTTCCGGCTGCGCTCATGCTCTGGGCGGCGACAGGAGCAGTGGACAGCGTTCCGCCGCTCACCGCGGCAGCGATATCTCCGAGGGTTAGATCCTCGGTTCCGAGCTGCTTGTTCCAGCCCTCGACGAACGCTTTTGCGGTGTCGAATCCGACCTGATACATGTCGCTGGTCATGCCGTCAAACGCGCTGCGGAGCTTGTCCACAAAGTTCTCCTTGAGGCTGTTGACCTCGTCCTGATAGTATTTCGCGGATATTTCTGCGGCTGTCTTGTGGAGCCGCTCAAGGCTGTCGAAATAGCTGTTCCATGCCTGATCCGACATATTGAGCAGCTTAGAGCCGAACTCCATGCCTTCCTCAATATCCATGTTCAGTATGGAGCTGAGCGTGCTTTCATCAGCGCCGCGCGCCTTGAGAGCGTCCAGCATTGCACCGTATTCCTCAAGAACCTTGACGTTATCCTCAATGCTGTCAGCGCCCATTTTGTAGGTCTCGACATCATGCTCGGCAGTGGTGATAGTGAAATCACCCTTGACCGCTATCGTCTCCGGAATGGTCTCGGTGACCTTTTCGAACGTCTTGTTGAAGTCTGTAAGCTTAGCCGTCAGGCTGTCCCGCGCGGAAACTATCTTCTCCAGAGCGGACAGCGTGGTGTCACTGGTATCGTTCAGAAGCTTTTCCAGAGCGTCCTTGTTCGCCTGAACTATCTTCTGATTATACTCGTAGGTCTCGAGGAAAGCGCTGCGCCATTCGGCGGAGTTTTTGTCAAGGTACTTGTCCCGGAGCTTAGCAAGCTCTGAATAGTATTTTTTCTCCGTGATATGGTTGGTTTTCAGCTTAAATTCAAGCTGGGATTTTTCCTCGGAATATGCCGCTTTCCGGGCGGCGATGGCGTCGGCTGCTGCCTGTTCTGCGGCTTTTTTGGCTTCTTCATCTGCTTTTTTCTGCTCCTCAAGGCGCTTTTCGTATGCCTTTTTTTGCTCCTCGGATAAGCTGTCGTAGTACTTCTTTATTTCGACGTTGACCGAGCGCCATTCGTCCGATTCGTTCTCAAGGAACTCATCGCGGAGCGAAGCAAGGGTAGCGTAATACTCCTCCGCAGACATACGTCCCATATCATAGTCGTACTTGTAGGATTCTTTCCAGTACTTGAAATCCTCGCTTTTCTGTTTCCAGTAATCGGGGAGGCTGTTAGCGGGTTCAGTCTGCTTGCTGTTGGTGGAGACAGGGGTCTTTGTTCCGGAAACGGTAATGCCGTCCTTGTAGGATTCGGACAACAGCTCCTGCCATTCTGCTATGGTTTTGTCGGCTTCCTGTATAGATTTAACAGCAGCCTCGGCATCTTGCGCCATCTGAGTACCGGCGAAGCCCTTATCTCCTGCCATTCTCCATCCAGTAGTGAAATTCCATGAAACAATATCGCCATATTCATTCTGTATTTCTTTAAGTGTTTCCTCGGCTTCAGCCTTTATCCTATACGCTTCTTTCGCCGCTTCCTCGTATGCCGTCAGCTTTACAGAAGCGGTTTTCTTATTAATATAAGTATCGACTGCGTCAGTAAGGTCATTGTACTTCCCTGTGAGCTGGTCTACGACCGTGACCTCATCGCCGAGAACGCTCTGAAGCTCCTGTGCCAGAGTTGAGAGTTCCTTCTGCTCGTCGGATGTCAGACTTACGGCAGTGCGGAGTTCGTCGTATCTCTTGACCTTGTCCTTCAGCACGGACATTTCTGCCTCGTTGTCGGCGATAGAGCTTTCAACAGAATCATGCATCTGGTCAATAGCGTCATTCAGCTCTTTGGCTGCGGATTCCGCAGTTCCGGCGCTGATTGCAAACCCTGTGAGAGCAGTTGCAAGCAAACCTACCGCAACGGCAATAATTCCTGCGGGGTTCATATTCATAGCTGTATTGAGGGCAATCTGCTTTGCTGTGGCAACATCAAGTTTGCCACTAAGTACGGCGTAGACTATCTCCTGCGCCGTAAGCTCACCTTTCAGCGCCGCGCTCTTTATTGCAGCCGCTCCCTGCGCATTTCCGAGCAGAGTGACCTGTAAAGCGGCGGTCTGCCAGCTTGCAATCACTTTTGTCAGCACATTCGCGGTCTTAAAGGCGATAACGGCGGCTGTTACTCCGGTGACCGCCGAGGCAATAAGGTTGATATTTTTGAGTAGCAGCGTCAGCGTTCCGGATATAAAATTGCCTACGTTGACCGCTATCTCCTTGAGGTCGCCCTTCTTGGCGATTTCCGCAACTGAGTCAGCGGCTTCGTCCAGAACAGGTATCAGGCTTTCACCGATGGGCTGAATAAGCAGGTCGATTTGCCGCTGAACATTTTCTAGCGAGTTGTTAAGGCTGCTGTAATTGACGTCCTTTATCGTGTCCATTGCGCCGGCACAGTCGAACGCGCTGTCAGAGATATCTCCAAGCGCCAGAATTGCTTCCGCACCCATGTCCTCCCACATGGTACCCATGAGATTTATGCCGGCTGTGTTCTGCGCGATGGGATCATTCATCTCGGCAAGAGCGGCTATGACTTCCTGAAAAGCAACTCTTGCGGAAACTCCTCCCGCGGCAAACTTTTCCGCCATGCTGCCAGCCTCGAAGCCGAGCGCTTCAAACCCCTGCTTGCTGGTGTCCGAGCCGTCGATAACGCGAATAGCCATTTCTTTGACTGAGTCGCCGATCTTATCCAGATTCCACGCGCCGTTCTCGGCACCATTGGAAAAGATAGTGAACATATCGCTTGCGGAAAGTCCCATTTTCTTGAACTGGACGGAATATTCCGAGATATTATCCAGCAGTTCGCCGGAATAATCAAGACCGTTCTGAGCGCCGCGGGCAATATAATCATAGGCTTCGGAAGCAGATACACCGAAATTCTCCATCATTGCCTTGACCGCGCGGGAACTCTCGGCGATGTCATAATCAAACACGTCCTTGAGAGCATAGGCGCTTTCAGTGACCTTTACAAGCTCCTTGTCGTCAAGTTCGCCGAGATTCTGCTTGATTTTAGATATGCTGTCTGCGATATCCTCGAAACCATCGCCGAAATTATCGCCGTAGATCTGCTCGACAATAGAACGCAGCTTATTCACTTCCTCTGCGCTGGCATTTGTTGCAGCGGCGATTTTATTTACCGAGCTGTCCAGATCATCTGCGATCTCAATTGTTCGGGAAGCAGAACTTTTCAGGACATCTCCCAATTTCTGAATACCCTGCGTAACCGCTTCCGAAACCAGATTAGCCTTGATGATGTCGCCGGTCTTGAGCGCAGCCTCGCCTGTGTTGGAAATACCGTCCTCAAGACCGCCAATCGCGCCGGTCATGTTGTCAGCCGGAGCGGTATCCATGGAGTCCTGAACCAAACCGCCAAGCCGTTCAGTTGCATTCTGTACGGCATTTACAGCCTGCGTCATGTTGTTCGCAGGTGTCGTGTCCAGTGCATCATGTATCGTGTCCCCGAGCTGCTCGGTGGAGCGCTGCGCTTCAGAAACATCGTTCTGTGTGACAATACGGACGTATCCGTCAGCCTGTGACATGTCAATTCCTCCTTCCTATCTTCGAGATAAAGTCCTGCACGGCGCTGCTGTGCTTATGTTCCGACAGGGATATCAGCTCCGGGTTCTTCCGGACGAATTCCTTTTCGCTGTCCGTAAGCTTTCCGGAGTGCTGCCGCGAACGCAGGCTTATGAGTGTATTAAAAAAGCAGTCCTTGCCGAGGTCGGCAAAAAGACTGCGGAATTTCCAGTAATGTAGGTTTTCAACGGTGTTTAAATCTATGTTGAAAGTGCTTTTAAACGCCGTGTAAATATAAGCTGAATCCTTGTTAAGATTGTACACTATCTGCTGACGAGCCTTGCTGCCGTCAACAGGTTCGCCGAGATTTAAAAATTTCAGCCCCTGCTCAATTGCAAGGGCTGTATTTTTCGGTGGATCCGGATAGAGGAGCGTTATCAGCACGGTAAGCTTTTCATGTTCCATGAGCCGCTCATCCTCCAGCGCCTGGATAATACGCAGGCAGAGCCGGAAATCTGTATTTATAGGTACTGCTTCGCCGTCGATCAGGACTGCCTGCGGCATTTGTTCAAGAAGATAATTCACTTCATGACACCGCCCTGAACCGCTTCGGTGTAGTGCCTGATGATCTGGTCGGAGGTCTGGGTGAAGTATTTTGCGGTTTCGCAGATGAAACGGATAAGCTCCGAAGGCTCGCAGCGCCCGCCTGTGAGGATCTTCGCTGTTCCCTCGCCGTAGATTCCATCTACCTGCTCGCCGAGGAATTCTGCAAAGCGGCGCAGCTCCTTGGCGTTCTCCAGCTCGGCATTTGATACACCGTTCTTATCGACTACGACCTTGAACTCCTTGGGCTTGTAGTTCTTCAGGTTTTCGTAGGTCTGGTAGAACCGTTCACGAACAGCAAGGTCTGTCGGGTAAAAACTGATGTGATGTGTTTCGCCGTTGGCGGATATTTCGATATCTACCGGGGATTCGGGGGTTACTGTGTATTTCATTGTGTTCATATAAATTCCTCCACGAAAAAGAGCGCCATTTCAGTGGCGCTCTTTATGTCAATTGCTCAACTTATGAAATCTTATCGGCAGATGAAAGAAGATTCTTCAGTTCCGAATAATTGTCTATCGTCGCCTGATCATCAACGCTTTCAGCACCGCGGTAAACGTATTTTACGGTTTTGTAAGCCTGCCATCCTATTTTTTCAAAGGAATTGCCACTGTCCTTGTATTTCCTTTCAAGCAGCTCCCCGTTATACATTGCAAGCTCCATGCTTTCCTGATTGTCAAATATGTTATCAACATTATTTTTTAACCAATCAAGTGCCGACTGAAGATCTTCTTCGGTAGCAGTTTCGGAGTCAGCTTTTGCTTTATAGAACAAGTAATCAACATATGCAGATGTACCATGCTCTTCGGGTTCAGCAAGCTCTGTGCCAAAAGTTGTTGAGGTAGAGACACTGGTAGCGCTACTTTCATACTGATTCCCAGTCTGCGAACATGCAGACAATGATAAGCAAATACCTAGCATTGCAATAATGGCTGTAATTTTACTTTTCATAAACTTAACCCTCCAGATGTGATTTTTCTACATTATATCACACCTGAAGGATAAAGTCAAGCAGAAAATGTCACTTTACGACCCGTACACTGCCGCAACGCTGCCAGCCTTAACAGCCTTGCCCGCCGCGTCAGCCTCGACTACCGTGATTGTCGCCGGCGACCCGGTCAGGGTTATCGCGGTACCGGGGGAAAGCGCAGACCAGCTTGTAACGTCCTGCCCCTCGGTGACAGTCTGAGCGGATGCGCCGCCCTTGTACACATAGTGGTTACCGGTGCTGAGCTGCGGGGACACCAGCAGCACCGTACTGGTCGCGGAGCCGCCTGCGGTAGAAACGACCGTCAGCTCCTCGATACCGCCGTCACTGGTGAATGTGTTCGCCGCGCGGTCATATATACCGTATGTGCGGTCGCCCTCCCAGACGATGTCGAACGGAGCGGTCAGCCCATCGGCAGCGGAACCGCCCCAGCTCTTGAGGTCGATCTTTGCTTCCTGCGTCCATGCCGCGAACTTTTCGTCGCCCTTGCTGTCGAAAATAGAGACCTCCATAAAGCGGTACTTGACCTCGTCAAGCTGCTTGTTCAGGCGGTCTATCTCATACAGTTCCTTGCCGAGCGCGGAATCCCTTGCAACGAGGAACGGTGAAACTGATGTCACCTGATTGCCCTTTGTGACCTTAGTCTTGGTCTTTCCGAGAACGTTCTTGGTCTGTGTGACCGTATTGTTGCGGGTACGCTCCATGCTCTCGTTGTCCTCGCCGATGGGATACCATATCCCGTTGATCTGTATCAGCAGTACGCTGTATTCGCGCTCTACAGCACCTGTTCCTGTGATTGCCATGTTAACATCTCTCCTTATATATAAACTGTAGCTGCGTTAAATAAACGCCCGTTACCCTGTCCTCGGCGGTCTCGTCAAGACAGCCGGTCTCTATTACCTTGAGGCTCTGCCCGGTCTGATTCTCCGCCAGAGCGGGGAAGCTGCGCCGGTCATTCTGCTCATCTATCCACCTGCAGAACTGCTCCAGAAATTCAACATTCTTTCCGCGTTCCACATCGCTGCCGATAGCCGTGCGATATGCGAACTGGAACGTCACCGTGTATATACGGTTGCCGAGAATGTCCTTGCGATAAGGTGCATTCGGAACCGTAGCCACACAGTAGCAGTCGTTATCGTCCACATAATCAAGGTAGACCGGAAGTTTCGGGTCGAGCAGCGGACACCCGGAAAGGTATTCGCAAACGCTGTCCATAACTGATTTCACGGCATCAGCCTCCTTGCGTAATTTTTGACTTCACGGACGATGGTGTCCTTAAGCGCCGCCCACATACGGTGGAACCACCGCGAACCGCGCTTTCCCTTGAGCTTTCCGTTGCGGTAGTACTGCTTATGAGCATACGGCGCGATAAACACCAGCTCGCCGCTGCCCATGCGGGAACCGAGGATAACGGATTTCTTCAGCATTCCGGTACGCATAGTGACGTATGGATCCATATGCCGGACAACTGTGCTGTCAATGAAAATCTGGAGTTGGTTAAAACCCTCCTCGGTGGGTGGCTTACCACCATTCCAGCGAAGAATAGACTTGCCACTGGCGGTAGTGAACAATACCCCTCGTTCGGTAGTAATTTTCATCGAATCACCTACTTCCCCGGTTTGGACAACAGAGCAGCAGCGGAGCTGCTGACTGTTGTAGCCAAACTGCATCATTTTGGTTTCGGTGACAGCCGTCACCGATTTCCTGACGGAAACCACAAAAATGACGCCGTTATTCTTCCTTTTACACACCAGATACCTCCCAGTGCCGAAGGCTAGGAGAACCGAACCGGCAGTCACGAACCGCTGTGATTATCAATTTTTCGGTGTGCTGCCGTTCAAGTTCCGCTGCGCTTGAGATATTTCCACATTCGCCCCGGGCGATTATGTCGCCGGGGGAAAGCGTGAACTTATCTTCGGGGCAGCCGCTCCGGAACCATTCCGCTGCCGGCACAAGAGCAGGCATATCCGGAATCATGACCATAATGCTGTCGCTGTCGTCCTTTCCTGATTTGCCGAACGCGGCTCCGGTCGTGTAGTCCCAGAATGCTCCGTGAACTACCGTGCGGCGGAGCTTCTCCGATTCGCGCCCCTGCTGCGGGATCTTGTTGTAGACCGTGATGGTTTCTGTAAACCTCATTCCCGCGCCACCCCTCTGTAAAGCCACTCCGCAGGTAGCCACGCGCGGCAAATCGCGCGAACCATGACGGATTCAGATGTTCCCTCGGAACTGCTCGCCAGTGTGTAACTCCAGCTCCCCACGCTTTCGGACTGCTTCACCATGCCACCGTTGCCATCTGTAAGCAGCAGGCTGTCGCAAAGCTCGCAGCAGCACATTTTCAGCCGTTCATCGTCGGCGTTCCCGGCGGCGCGCCCGAACGTCAGGTTATCGAGATACGCGGAGGCTTTGGCGGCAAGCCGGAGGAAATCCTCCTGACTTACCGCCTTGCCGCCGTAGCTGTCGGTGTAGTAGGCGTAGTCAGCGTAACTCATGTTTTAGCTACCGCGCACACGCGGATAGAGGGCAGCATGTTGTCCTTTATCCAGAGGTCGTGGAACTTGCGGTATGCAATGAGCCATGCGTCAGCGGACTGGTTAGCGTCCGGGTCGATGATCTTAAAATTATCCGTCTTGGAAACGGCTATCGGCGCGGACTTCGGGCAGATTATCCAGTTTATCTGGGTCGCCTTTGCGGCAGGAGTGAAACCGCCGGCTTCCTGACCGCCGGTCGTGCCGTCGTTGAAGGTGTAGGCGGTTTTCATTCTCGCAGAGGGAACCGGAATGATAGGAATGCCGTTGAAGTACCTCACCTTGAGGTCAAGGCTGCCCTGCTTGAAATCTCCGGCGTTAATGTACTTGGTTATCTTTTCGCTGTTGTTCAGCATATCCGAAACAGTGATAGGCATGATGATCACAAGGTCGTCAGCTCCGGTGGCGTCCTGCGCCGCTGTTATATCAGCGGAAAGCGTGGACAGGATGGTGCTTGCCGCCGGGGTGTAAGTCCTGCCGTAGTTATCCTTTGCCAGAGCGTAGATCCTGCTGTAGCGGTAAGCGTCCACTTCCGGAATTACCTTTGTGCGCTGGAACTCGCTCATTACAGCGGAAGCGCTTGCAACGAAGTTTGTCTCGTCAACGTCCATCTTGTCGAGCAGGAACTTTCTGCCTCTGTCCTGGGTCAGGGTTCTGGTCTCGTATGAATAGGTGATAGCGCCCTGAACGTAGCCGCTGTCGCGGTTGTACTTGCCAAGACCGCTGAGCGACATCTTCGGGATCTTGACTTCATTACCGCCGGAATACTTGGTCTGTCCGGCGTTGTCCTCCATCCAGCCGGAAGTTGCTCCCTGCATCATCTGCAGGTCGAGTGCGGTCTGGAATATCTTTGCCGCTTCTATCGTATTGATTGCCATTATGGTGTCCTCCTTTACTTCTTTACGCCGATTCCGGCGAAAATCTGTTCCTCAAGGTTGTTTGCGCTGGCGCTGACGTTGCTCTGCGTACTGCCCATGAACAGCCCGGGCTTCTGTTCCGCTGCGAACACAGACGGCTCAGACTGCTTCAGCCCCTCGAGGTACTCCTTGCCGCCGACGAACTCGCCGTTCTCCAGCTTGAAGCCCTTGCCCTTGAATTCGTCCAGAACGGACTTGCGGACGCGGTCACTTGCGAACTTGTAGCCGCCGAACAGCTTCTCTGCGGCGAAATCCGCCTGCTGCGCGGACAGCTTAGCGTTGAGGTCGTCGGTGTCCTGCTTGTACTTTGCGTTCAACTCGTCGAGCTGCTTCTGAAGCTCCTCGGACTTGTTATCCGCCTTGAGCTTTGCGAGATCCTTGTCGCGGGCGGCAAGCTGCTTGGTAAGCTCATCAAGCTTTGTCTTATTGGCTGCGACCTCGGCAGCGGGGACAAATTCCTTTTCGATCACCTCGCCGATCTGCTTGGTCTGGTCTGCGGTAAGCTCAATTCCGAGCTTCTGGAGAAGTGCCTTTAACTTATCCATGAAAATTCCTCCTTAAAAACAGGTAAAAAAATGTACCCTTAGCAAGGGTAGCATGACTATGTGGTATGTGTAGCTGCTGAAGTATCGGGGCGGGTCGCGCTGATTGCAGCGCTGGCGCTTTCGCGTTGCGTCCGCGATAACCGCCGCCTGCTTCGCTTTGCGGTATCGGTTGTTCTGGATCATGACGGCTCCTTTCGTAAAATGGGTATAAAAATAGCCCGGTTCACCGGGTAAGGTCTGATATTCTTGATTGGTGAACGAACAGCTTTTCGGTCACCTCAAAGCGTTTGTCAACATCACGGCAGATATTACGTTTCAGTTCCTTTTCCCAAATCGGAATAAAATCTTCTGGTGCAGTCTGCTCGGATATAAAAACGAGGTGCTTTTCGGAAAGCACCCTCATGTATTCCCAAAACTCCGCGCTGTCGAATTTGCCGACCGTGTAACCGGTCGTTCCGGCGTATGGCGGGTCTGCGTACACTACCGCGTTTTCCGGTATCGGAACATCTCGGTAATCCATGCAAAGAAATTCAGCGTTCTGTAAACCTTGCATTTTTCTCATCATGCTGTGTTTCCCGTCCGCTGCGTAATTTCTGCCGCTTCCTCTGGCGTAGCTGCCGAACCACTTACCACCGAACGAGCACGCAAAACCTACAAATCCAGACAGGGCTTTATCATCGTCACGATGTTCTCTAATGTATCTGTACTGTTCCTCGGAAACGGTATCCGGCAGTTCGTATCCGTTCTGGACTGCCCGCAGCATTTCTATAAGGTATTCGTGCTTATCATTAAGAATTTTTCGCTTTGCCTTGATTTTACTCTCAATGCTGCACGCACCGCAGAAAAGGCTGACGAAAGGCTTCTCATATATATATATATATTCAGAAGGTCTGCAAGCTCGGTCGATATCCGGGACTTGCCGCCCATGTAGTGCATTGTTCAACACCTCCGATATTTCTTTTGATATTTTGGTTTTTCCCCCGTGATAACGCATGTTCAGCTCCTTTCAGGGTATAAAATTGCACCCCCATTGCTGGGAGTGCATGTATTGTGCTTTGCTTTAGTAATCACATTCTGGATCATATTCGATAGGTGACCACTGTTCGGAAATTGGTTTACCATTCGTCAGCATTTCATATATCTGCTGCGATGTTGCTTCATGAGGAGAATAATAACTTTCTTTTCTGTCCTTGCTCTCATAGCAAAGAGCAACTCCGGGTTCTTCGCAGTAAAACTCACCGCCGTAAGCCTTCACATAGTTATCTGAAGCCTTCTGTAATTTAACATCATCTTCAAATTCAAAAAAAGTCATTTTATCACTCCGTTCAGAAGTTTTTCAAATTCATTCAAAGCATTAGGGAAATACTTTTTCATGAGTTCATATTTTTCAGCATCAAACTGTGCTTCGTACATATGAGCAAACGCTTCTTTTTCTACTGCACCGTTTTTAGTCCAATACAAATCCTTATGTCTATATCTGCCGACGCACTGGTTGCCAGAAATACCTCCGAATAAGTCTGAAACAGAATGCTGCTTATGCCCTGAAAGCTCTTTAGAAATCTTGTAGTATGCCGCAGGCAATTCAATGTAATTTTGCTTCATAACTGAGTTCACATAACTATCAAAGTCGCTTTTTAACAGCTTTCCAAACTCGGGGGATTTTGTCGAAGTATAGCCGTCACCTTCACACGATGTGTAGTCAATGTAATGCCCATGCTCATGAAAGAATGTAGTTCCGGGACCTTTGGGATTGACCTTATCCTTGGCGAAATCCATCTTGATTTTCTGTGTAGCCGAAGAGAAGTGTGCCGTCTGATCATAAGAACTATCTGCAACAGAATCATGCTTAACATACCTAGTAAAAGCCTTTTTGGCATCAGACGTTCCTCCAGAGAACTTATTTTCCAACACAGTTTGGTATTCTTTTGACATACCATTCTGTGGTGAAATAATATTCCTAAAATCAGAAGATACCGTTTTCTCTATTATATCATGACTTGTTTCTTCTGTCAAGCGCATCTGCGCCTTTTCAAGCTCCCTCTGCTTCCGCGTAACCGCCCCGGTCTTGCCCGCAAGCCTTCGGTCATAACCGGCAACGTAAGTCCGCTCATACTGCGTGTAGCTGTCAGCAGCCTTTGCGAAATCCTCGTAGATATCTTTCTGCCGCCGGAGCTTTATGCTCGCAGTGGCGAAGCTCTCCTCGTCCCCGGCAGCGTCGGCGACAATGCAGCGGTCTTTCTGCTTTCGCATGGCTCGCTCCATCTTCCGCATCTGCTGGGAAGCTTCGTAGGCTGTGTAAGTTCGCCCCTCATAGGTAAACGGCGGCTGGTCTATATTCTGGAGTTCCTCCTCTGTGTAAACCGGCTCGGATACCCCGAGGATTATCGGGAACACATCATGGCGGCAATTCGGCTCGCTTATGAGCGGCTTTATGATACGCTCATACTGCTCCTGCGTGTACTGCCGCCCCTGATACACCGCATGGGACGGTCGCGAACCAGAGTGCGCCGACATCTCCCAGCCGTCCGCGCCTAGCTCCTCGCCGTTCTGTTCGGAGATACGGTGCGTGACATGCGCCACGCTTGTAAGGAGCGTCCTTCGCGCCGCGACTTCGATACGGTCAGAGCGCCCGCTTTCGTAGTCAATGGTGCGCACGCCGCTTGCCGCCAGCTTATTGCAAGCCTGCCGGATCGCGGTCATGTAATCCGTCACGCCGGTCACGACCTTCATGTGCGCGGAATCCATCTCCCGGCGGTACATATCAGTCATGGAAAGGTAATACACGCGCCCGAGGAAATCGTGGTCGGCGAACCCCATCGTGTTTGTGAGGTTCTCGCATTTTCCGGCGGTCTCCGCTATCTGCGCGGAAATGAGCTTCTGGAGCTGTGCGTTTTCTTCCAGCGGAACAGCCGCGCCCTTGTCGACTCCGAGCATTTTGCGGTCGAACTCATCGGACTGCGCCGCAGCCTCACGGATAAGCCGGTTTATTTCCGAAGCGGAACTGCCGTTAATCTCGGCGATTTTCGCGGCGATCTCGTCCGTGGAAAGCCCCAAACTTTTCGCGCGGTAGAGCTGGTATTCCGCCGTGTCGGTTATCTCCGCACCCTTTGCAATGCGCCGGGCTATGTCCCGCAGAATAAATTCGGAGAGCTGGTCGTAGAGGTCTGTCAGCTCCTGCGGAAGATTCTGAAGCTGTTCCGGAGTGAGCATTTACTCACCTCCGAACAGTTCGGTCATGGGCGATATCATTTCCAGCGCCCGTTCAACTGGGACGCCGTAATACCAAGAAACAAAGAGCTCCGGTTTGAGCAGTCCCGCCTGAACCATCTGGAAGCGGCGGTTAAACTCAGTGCCAGTGTCCTCGAACACGCTGTCGCCGAACTCTATTGCGCACTCGCCGTCCTCGCAGTCAACGCCGTAGAACCGTGCTAATGTCACAATTATCTGACTGAGCGCCTGCAGTACCGGGCGCAACTGCCGCTGAATCTGGCAGACCGTATTGTATGTAGTTCTGTCCTCTGACAGCACCTGCGTTGCCGTGACAAGACCTTTCTGCGTATCGAACGAGAACGTTCCGGAGCTTACGCCTATCTGCGTTTCGTAGAACCGCAGTTCCTTGTTTATCTTGGCGCTGTGCTCGGTTTCGCGGATCTGCGGAGCGTAGGTCATTATCTGCTGTTCCATCGTGGAAGTACCATCGCCGCTTATCCCGACAAAGTAATCATCGGGAATACCGCTGCTTTCCTTTAAAACGGTGCGGTCGGCGAATACCTTCGCGGACATCTTCCTGAATTCCGCGCAATACTCGGAATGTGCCTCGTCTATCTCGTGAAGCGTGCCGAGGGAGTTAGCGAAAATGCTTATCGGCAGTTCGCTGTCGAGGTCGATGTTGTTCGCGTAGGGCGTGCGGAATGTCGCTATCATCGGGATAGTCGAGGGAATCTGTCCCTCCGGAAGCAGAACCGCCCACTTCGGCACGGTCGCAAGTTCCACGGCGTGCTTTGTGCCGTAGATGTACGCCGTGTTCCGGACGGTATGCACGCCGTTCCGGAATATGTGGTGCTCCCGGCGCTCGTAGATTTTTCCGTGGTACCGGATACGCTCGAAAAATACGCCCTCGGTGATGTGCCCGTTCTCGTCCAGAGCCAACGGCAGGAAATCACGGCTGGTGCCGGAATCGAAAAACATCTCGCCCGACTGCACGAAATACGGCTTTATTACCGTGTAACCGCCTACAAGGGTCTGCTGAACTATCCTGTCGAGGTTCGGCAGGAGATTCTTCTGGACATGCTTGTTCAGCTCCTCGTCCGCGATTTCAAACTTGATTTCCCCGGTGACGAGCTGCGCCAGATACGCGGTAGAAGTATAAGCCACCGGCAGCGGCTTGAAATTCTTGTGGGTCTGCGCGAACGGAAGCTGTCCCTGAAACGCGTCCCACCAGAGGGAAGTCGCGGAGCGCATGGTCGAGCTTACCGCCGAGTCTGTAATATTAAAGTCGTCCACGTCCGTTCCTCCTTTCCCTTTAAATAAGCCTTTAAGCGCGTTTAAAATGTTCATTAATCTCTCCTTATGAGCCGCGGAATGTATCTTTCAAAGCTGTACTCGAACGCGTCCAGCGTATCAATATCCGAGGTGCCGTTATCCAGCCGGATATCCTCGCCGACAACCTTGTCGTCGTACACCGCGCCCTGAAATGCTTCCCGCAGCGTTTCGCATTCGGAAGTCAGCAGGAATCTTTCGCCGCCCATAAGCATGGTCGTTGCGCGGATTCGGTCGATTATCGGGCGTTTCATGGAGTTCTTCACAGTCAGGTCGAGCGGCTTTATGTATTCCCGCAAGCCTGAAATCAGCGTCTGCTCGGCGCTGTCGGCGTAGATGTCCTCGATCCTGCCGAAATCCCGCTGAACGTCCTCGCAGAACTCGTAGATACGCTTGTATATCTGCTGCGGAGTAAGTCCAGTAGCGGGGACGCGCTCGCTCCGCAGGGCGACGAGCTTTTCGTAATTGTAGGTCATTCCGGTCGCGACCATAGCATGAGCCGAGCCGTTGCCGCCCCAGTCCACGCCGACGTTTATCATGTCCAGACGTGGGAGCGGTTCCGGCGCTGCGAACGCGGGAATATTGTCCGAGAATACCCGGTAAATAGCGCCCGCCGCGACTACCCACTTTCCGAGAATGAACCGGTCGTAGAACACTCCGGTGTACTCCTTTTTCAGCGCGGAAACGTAGTCGGCTGGGAGTGTTGTATTATCGTCAATACCGAAAAAGATGTTCAGCAGGTCGTCCGCAAGAGACTCGTTATCGAGGTACTTTTTCTTTAGCCAATGGGTAGGCGTGTCCGGGTTGGTAGTCGCGAACAGCTTTGCACCGGGCGCGGACAAACGTGACAGCAGCATTACGAAGAAATCCTCCGGGAACAGCGTAAGCTCGTCGCAGTAAGCGCCGCCCAGCGTGATTCCTCGGATCTTATTCTCGGAACGCGCGTCGTTCGCGCCCTCCAGCATTATCTTCCGTCCAAAAAGAACGCCCTCCTTTGCGGAGAGCGAGAATGTAAAATTTCTTTCGCCGATAAGCTCCTGAAGTGGCAGCAGGCAGTTGCGCTTCAGGGTCTGAAGCGATTTTGCTGTCATCATGTACAGATAGTCGTGCGGGCGGGAAGCCACCCACAGCGCCCAGAGGATCAGCGAAATCCATGTCTTTCCCGAACGCACCGAACCCTGCAGAACGGTCAGGCGCGGAAGCTTATTTTGCTTGAACAGCCGCATGAGGTCGTTCTGCTTTTTCGTGAATGTTACTTTACCCATTTTTCAGTGCCTCCAGAATATCCGCCAGCGCGCCGTCCGCATTGCCCGAACCGCCGCCGTTCCGGCTGTAGTCGCCACCTTTCTTATTTATAAGGTAGAACTCAATAGCCGGCTGGGACGGCGGAATGTGGCGCTCCTTTGTTTCCACGGTCTTTACGCCGTTCACATATTTAATAGTGCGGTCGGTGACAGTGTAGCCGGTCGCCGCGCGCAGGAGCGCCTGCTCCACCTCGGCGGTCAGCAGCTCGCTGTTCTGGGACAGGAGTTCGTTCAGACCGCCGCAGCGTGATTTTATCTCAGCTATCTTCTTAGCGCGCTTAGCCTCGTTGTTTGTGGACAAGTAAGCCTCCACAAGCTGCTGCACTGCGGAGGTCTGGTCTGTGCTGTTTTTTTCGCGCTCGGCAATGGCAGCGCCGAGGGCTGCTATGCTCTTTTTCTTCCTGCTCATGCTGTCACCTCTTTCACATATGTTTAAATGCGCTTAATTTGCGTTTAAATTCGCGATTTGCCCAAGGGCGGTGAAACTATCCTCTGAAATGTGCGCGGCGCTTACAGGCGATTTTCCGCGCTGATTTTCCGGAGCATTCCGGATATGCCTTCAAATGCGTTCAAAGGGGCTTCAAATTCGTCGTTTGTGTTCCGGCAATGAAATTACCCTCGGAAATGCACAAGGCGCTTACAGACGATTTCAGGCGGGTACTTTAAACACCCGCCCGAAATCATGATGATATAGCTTCGCCCTGTCCGTTCGGAATATGTTCCGCAGATATCAGGGGATATTCTTCGCAGTTCCGGAGCTTATCAACGGAACCACAGGCTGACTTTCTATCTCGCAGCCGAGAATAACCTCGTAGTGCCTGCCGTAGATCGTAACGTCCGCCACAGCGCGTTTACCGCGCCGGTTAAATCGAATTATCTTGTGTTCAAAGCGCCGCAGGAACCCGTCCGTGATATGCAGCGCGCCGCCCGAAACGTAGCCGCGGCTTATTCCCAGCGCGTGACCGTCATTGCAGAGGAATCTGATATATTCCTCCTCGGTCTGGCTGAGCTGCGAGCGGCTGAGTATCCGCAGCGTTCCATAGCAGAACTTGACCGCCTGCCAGATGTCCGGGGTCAGCTCCGCGTCGAGGAACACATATCCGCTGAACAGCAGCACTTCGCGCTGTACCCACCTGCGGCGGTGGCGCTCCTGAACCAGCCGGCGTGGAGCATACGCCGTGATGTTCTTTTCGGCAAGCTGCCGGACGACCGCCATCTCCTTGCCGGACTGACAATATATAACGTACATTATTCCTCCTGCGATTTGCTGTTGATGAACTGCACCAGCGAGCGGTACAGTTCCGGATTCTCCTTTGCCATAGCGTCGAAAATATCCTCTTTAAAGCTTTCGAACGCCACATTTTTCAGGTTCGCCGTCTTGATATCCGTGGAATTTTTCAGGCTCACCGCTCGGATCAGCGCCGTTGCCTTTTCGATGAGCTTGAGCGGGTCGGCTTCTTTCAGCGCGATTTCGTCCATCTGCTGGACTGCCTGCAATACCTTGTGGGATATCAGCCGGGCGATTCCCTCGGTGGTGTCGAGCTGCGGGAACTTCTGCATTTCCTCGGTCAGAGCGCGCATGTTCTCGCTTGCAAGGCGAATCTCCTGAACGCTGGCGTTCAGCCCCTGCGCGTACCGGCAGACAGCCGCCTCGGACAGCGTGACGTTCGCAGTGTCCCGTACGAAATCGCAGACGTCCCGGTAGGTGTAATCTCCGAGGATCATCTGCTCGACTGCTTCCTTGATGTCAGACGGCAGCTTGTCTATCTTGCTATGCTTACGTTTCATGACTCACCGCCTTATGCACGGGTCGGAAATCTTGCCGTTCAGGAACGCAATGCCCTTTGCAGTAAGCTTAGCCTCAAGGCTGTGCAGTTCTGCGTCGGCGAGGTCGGCTACTTCATTGTGGAACTCCACGTCACGGAGCTTTATGTAGCCGCCCTCGTTCAGATAATTCACGCAGTCAGCTATCTCCGGAGCGCTCACATCGACCTCCAGACCGTATTCCAGCTCACGTATGCGGACGTATTTTGTCCGCAGCGTATTTATAGCCCGAAGCACCCGGGCGTTGTTGTCGCAGAATTTCTCGCGGTGTACTCTTTCCATGTCCATCTATATCACTCCCTTTTGAGATCGTCAATCTTTGTTTCGAGCCGCGTCATGGTGCGGATAAAATCGGAGTTCCGCACGGTATTCTCCTTGAGGAAATCTATGTTGTTCTCGATTTTCTCGATGGATTTTTTCAGCTCGTTAAGCTCGGATTTGCTGGCGTACTTTTCGTCGGCGCTTTCAAGCTTGTCTTTGAGTTCATCAACATCGGAGCGGCTTGCGCGGCTGGCAAGCTTGTTTTTAAGCTCCTCTACATCGGAGTGGCTCGCACGGCTGTCCAGCTTATCAAAACTGCGCTTGAGGAAGAACGTTATCGCGCCCATGCCGACGGTAAGTATCATATTATAGATTGTGTCGAAATCCACGGTATCACCTCTTTAAAATGTTATTTTTGCTACGCATATTATACTATAAAAATGTATCTTTGTAAAAAGCGAAATCACAAAGCGAAACGACATAAAAAAACGGCTCACCGCGTTTGCGATGAGCCATAAATCACTTTGAAAGCCGTCTTACCTCCGACACCGGAAGCTCCAGTTCCCGGGCTATCTGCTCCGGAGTGTCGCCGTTCTGCCGCCTTGACCGGATATACGTAGAAATTTCCGGGGACGACACCAGCGATCGCGCTTTCGGTATCCAGATCTGTGAACCGCCGAATGTATCCACCAGCGCCTGGTAGTTTTCCAGCCCGATGATGTCAGCCACCTCCTGCTGGTCGGCGTTAAGGTGGCTCTTCTTTACCAGCATTGCAAGTCCCATGCTTATCACTCCTTTTCAGTTTATTCTGCTCTGAGCGGAGTATCCGCTTGAGCATTTCAATTATCTCCGAACCCTCTGCCCGGGTTACACGGCTGAAAATATCCCTGTCCGGGCGGATTTCTCTGCCGGTCACCTTGGATATTACACCCCTCAACCGTTCCCGGGGCTTGATGTCCGACGGAGAAATCTCGGCTATCCGGTACATCAGCTTGAAGCACATATTCTGCTGTTCCTCTGTAATGAGTTCCGGCTTCGGCGCGACCTGCGAGCGGTATTCCTCCAGCCGCCTGATGATGAAATCCGCCTGCTGCTCGGTCAGTTCCGAGATGTGGTCTTTAAGCGAAAACTGCTTTACCCAAAGATGGAGGTTGTCGTCGTTCCCGGCGCTCCGGTCGAGCAGTCCGGCGGCAGCGCCGAGGGCATATATCCGCCGGATCTGTTCCTTGGTAGCCATCAGGTCACCGCGATCTTGGTGGAACTGTCCACCGCAACGCCGAGATTGATACAGCGGAGCAGCCGTGCTTCGTCTGCGCCGGACATCTCCGCAATGCCCCGGAACGTCTGCCAGACCGCCGCCTCGGCGTACAGGTAAGCGTAATCTCCCGCGTCCTGCTCCGAGAATCCGCCGATTTTCATGAGGTTGTCGCGGTCAGTCTCAAACTTCGCACCTTTGAGTTTCTTCGCAAGCGCGGATTTCGCCTTATCTCCGCAGGGGAGCTGTGCAATTATCTCCTCCGGCGTTGACCTGGTGTAATTCCCGGTGAACATTCCGATGAGCATGCGCTCAATATCCTTGTTCTTCGGCTTGACCTCGGTTTTGACGGCTTCCTCAAAGATATCCGGAAACATCGCTCCCAGCGTTTCTTTAAGGTAATGCGGGTAAACTATCGTCAGAGCCTGCGCCTCGGTGTAGGTGACTGCCGCCTGAGAATCCGGGTCGGCGTACACGGTGGATTTGAACTTTGTGTCAACTACATCATCGCCGCCGCGCTCCAGAAAATACGCTTCAAGCTCTTTCCGGCGGTCGTTGAGCTTTGCGATATCCGCCTTGATACGGCTCAGTTCCCGCACCTTGTCAACGATATCACTCATCTGCCGTTACCTCCTGATAAAGCTTTGTTGCGCACAGCGGACAGCAGAATATACCTCCGAACTGCTTAACCTTTTCCGCGCCGCCGCAGAAACGGCAGGTATCAACATGTTTTGTGATGATGAGTTTCCCGTCAGCCGAGGCGGTAAGGTCTACCGGAGTCCCGGCGTCAAGGTCGAGGTGCGCCGCCATGTCGCGCGGGATAGTCAGTCCGCGGGACTTGGTAAGCTTTTTAAATTTAATTTCCATGCTGTTTTATCCTCCTTTAAATGATGTTTAAGTAGTGTCATCCACGCCTAGCAGCGCCATCATATCGTCGAAACCCTGACGCGCGCCGTGTTTCCGGCGGGAAACACCCCGGAACTCCACCGGAAAACACTTCTCAAGCACGCGGTCGTAAATCCGCGCGTATCGCATGTCTGCGGGATTTTTCAGTTCTTCCAGCGTGAGATTCGTGGTGTAAATTACCGGCAGTCCCGCGCGATAGCGGCTGTCAACGATGTTGTAGACCTGCTCCAGAGCGTAATCCGTGGAGCGCTCCGCGCCCAGGTCGTCCAGGATAAGCAGGTCTATTGCCGACAGGCGGCTGCAAAGGTCGCTTATACCGTTTTCGATGAGCTTGACAAGCGAGGTCATAACGACCGACACTCCCTGCGCCAATAGTTCGTTCGCAATGCACGCTGTCGTGTAGGTCTTGCCGGTACCCACGCCGCCGAACAGCAGCAGACCGCGGTTGTCCTGCTTCATCTGCGGGAATTTCGCGGCGTATCTGCGACATATCTCCACGCTGCGGGCGTTCTCGCCTGACTTGTCAGCAGTAGTGAACCGCACCGCCGACAGCGAGCTGTCCATAAGCGACAGCCGGCGAAGCTCGTTAGCACGCATGTTCGCCAGGATCGTTTCGCTGCGTTTCTTTTCTTCCTCTTTGGCGCGGGTCATGCATTCGCACCAGACCGGCACGATTATCTCCTCGCCGCTGACCTCAATGCGGCTGCGCTTAAAGCCGCCGCACTTTCCGCAGCGGAGCAGACCGTCCTCGCCGATGTAGTCGCCCTCAAGCGGGGGATTGTTCTGCATGTGCGCCGCTGCCAGCGATTTCACGAATGCCGCGCCGTTCACCTTATCCATAGTCGTCAAACGGATTGCCTGACATCTGCGGCGCTGACGGCGCGGGCGCGGGAACGCTGTCCGAATACTGCCCCTCGGCGACCTTTACGAGGTTGCCCGGCTGCATTATCCAGTCGAAGCTTGCCCGCCACTTGCGGTCATTCCGCCCGCAGAGGAATGCGCTCTGAGCGGCTGTCCGGAACACCTGTTCCAGATCGTAGCCGTCCTTCTGCGCCTTGACGATAGCGCGCCTGCGCTTGTCAGTCAGCCGCGTCGCCGGGGGAAGCTTCGTACATATCCGGTTGAAACAGTCGAGAACCGCCTTGTAGTCGTGCGCGGGCGGGTTCTTCAGCTCTTTCAGGAACACCTGAAGTTCTTTCCACTGCGAGGGGGTCAGCTCTATGTCCGTGGAACGGTCATTTTCGTAGTCGTAAAGCTTGAATTTCATGCAATCACTCTCCTTTCTGCCGGGTGTATCCGGCGTAATCCCTGCTCTGCGTTCGCACGGGCTTGCAACCGTTTCCGTTCGGAAGCCGCATTAGGGCGGCGCAGAATAAAACTGCACCGTGTAAAATCAATGTTCACGTTCCACAAGGTAAGTAGCCCTCATATCCGCCAGATGAAGCATTACCGCCAGAGGATACTTCTCGTAAGCAGCATTCAGTCCCCGGTCGCCGCCGCGGAACGCATTATCGAATGCTCCCATGTGCCAGCGGATAGCCGCGGCTTCCTCGTCCGACAGCTTGATAAACTTGCTTGCAATGTACAGCGATTTTTCACCGTGACCCAGCGGCAGCTCGTCCTCGAAAACATAGACCTGCTTCTCGACCCACCCGCCGTTCTCCTTGACGTTCCGCTTTTCCGTGCGGTAGCAGTTCGCCTTGCAGATGTCGTGCAGCAGCGCAACGATGATCAGAGTTTCGTTCGGGTAAACCTTGCTGTTCGGGTCGAGATTGAGTTCAGCGCAAACATTTATGCTGTGCATAAGCAGTCCGCTCTCGAATGCCCCGTGATATTTTGCGCTTGCCGGGGCAGTAAAAAAGTCTGTCTCCTCCTGAAGATAGCGGATAAGCTCCTCGATACCGTCCCTGTTCGTCGTGCGAAGCACCTCGACAAAATCGTCCGCTAATCTTTTCTGTGCTTCCTTTTCCATAAAAATCCTCCTTATATTTTTCCTTGCTCTGCGTTATCGGGCTTGCAACCGTTCCGTATGGAGCCGCATTAAGGCGGGGGACTAAGCCCCCAAAAATATCAATCCTCAAGAAATCTCTGCACCTCGGACTGCCGTTCCGCACGTCCGATCCGTATGCCCTTGCACACGCCCTCATGGTAAGACCGGCGGTCAACGGCTTTTCGCAGGTGCTTGTAGCAGGCGGAATATCCGAGCAGAGCCGCCGCAACCAGCGCTGCGAGCATGAATATCAGTCCAAGAAGCCGGCAGGGCAGCAGTCCCAGTGAAAGCGCGTTAGCGAGCGCCATCAGCTCAACGCCGCCGAGGAACGCAAGCATGTATTCGATTTTCATTTCAGTAATTCCTTTCTTATCCGCTTGATGTTACCGCTTATCTTGTGTTCCAGCACCAGCTCGTCCGGGGTGTCCTTGCAGACGAGCCAGTTTTCCGGATTCAGCCTGATGGAAGCAATGCTCTGCTTCTGGCGGCGAGTGGGGTTCTTTCCGTGTTTCATACCCGCACCGCCTTTTCCGCGCCCTTGAGGTCAAGGTGCATCATCTTCGCCATGCGGACTATCCCATTAAAGTCGTAGTCGCCGGAGTCAAAGGCGTTCCCGAACAGCCGGACTGCTCCGCGAATTCCCTCGGCGGTCTGGGCTACCTTGTAGAGGAGCGTCAGCTCCTGCTCCCTGCCTTCAAGCACCGGGAACAGCATTTGGATGTCCTCGGGCTGAACGTCCCCGGTGCTTATCTGCTGCCGCTGCCATGCGCGGTTCGCGACCTGACGGTACTGCTCCCGGGACTTGCCCTCGATTTTCTCCCGTATCCCCTGATTCCCGACCAGAACAACGCCGAGGGTCTGGCGGCGCTCTGCAAAGAAATCCGCGAACGAACGCAGCGTTTCGATACTGCCGTAGGTCAGAAGCTGCGCTTCGTCCACTGCAACGACCATTCCGTCGTGTAGCTTCGCCGCAATGCTCATCCACAGGTCGTCCCGGGACTGTGTGACCGGAACTCCCAGGTTCAGAGCCAGCAGTTTCAGCACTGCCTTTGTGCTCTTGGTGCAGGGATTTATCGTTATCATCACGCTGTCGTGAGGGTGATCCTCTATGTACTTGTGGAGCGCCTTCGTCTTGCCGACTCCCGCGTCCCCGGTCACGAACGCGAACCCGCCCTTGAGCTGTGTGTTCCGCACTGTCTTGTATACCAGCGTGGATATCGAGGTCGGCGCATATTCTACCTCGCTGTAGGTCTCGGAAGCCGCCGCCTTATTCTCAAAATAGGCGTATATCTTCTCGAACTGATTGTCCCAGTTCCCGGCGTAGTACCCCTTACGTATCTGCGACAACGCCGAGCCGGTTATCCCTATGCGCTCGCAGAGCTTCGCTTCGGAGATTCCAAGCTCCGCGGCGGTTGCCGTTATCTTTTCAAGAGCCTCGCGCTGCTTCGGCGTAAGCTCCTTTATCACTTTCTGTTCTGCCATGATGTCAGTCCTTTCTGCGGCTCGCCGCCGCTGCGTTTAACTTATCCAGGATATCAATATTGACGGAAATCTCGCTGATATCCCCAAGCGCCGGGGATTTCTCCAGCTTCTCCTCGGAAAATACCGGAACGAATTTCGCGGGTTTCTTGAATACCATGTCCTTGCCGCCCTCGACGGAATTCCTGACCATAGCGGCGAAGATGTCGATACGCTTGTCGGCGTCCACGCTGTCGAGTATACCGCGACCGTATTCCCGGACGAGCTTTTTGCTCTCGGCGATCTGCTTTTCAGCAGTTGCGATATCTTCGCGGTGTTCAGTGAGGTAGTCAACAAGGAGATCGTCGTCCAGACTCCAAGTCCAGAGGTACTTGTCAGTAGCCATGTCGTACACGCGAACCGAGCGAATATCCGCCGGATCGTAGCGGACGTACACCTTTTCACCTATGTGGAGAACGGTGTCCGCGCCGCGGTACCACAGCTTTTCTCCGGCGAAGTTGATGTACACGCCGTTGCGGTTGACTGCCTGCGGCTTGCTGACGCGTTTGAGCAGCATTGAGAGGTTAGCTTCGTCCGCCGTGCGGAATACGGTGTCCTGTATGCTGCTGTTCCAGACCTCAAACCGCCTCATGCCTTTATAGCGGCGCTCCTTGCCGCCGTATGGAGCGGCGTTGAAGCAGCCGTCGATGTAGGAATCCAGCGCTATCCGTATCTGCTCTTCCTCCGGGATTATTCCGTGCTTAAGCTTGTACTTCAGGCTTTCCGGGCGTTCCAGTATCGTGCCGCCGCAAAATGTGGGAATGCAGCGCGAAAACTGGTTCTTGAATGTGCAGAACGTGCGCTCGATGGGCTTCGCCTTTGCGTTCCGGACTATAGCGTTGTGCATTTCGATTCCGAGGAACTGCAAGATGTTCGGCGGCAGAGGATCCTTGTTCCAGTCTTTCCGGCGGCGGTGTCCGCGTCCACCGATATCCGATACAAGGAACTCGGAACCGTTGTCGAAGTACACCGCTTTCGGAACTCCGCACCTCAGTATTCCATGCCGGAGCGCCAGCAGCGTGCTGTCGCCGGAGGGCGCGTATGTGAGGTTCCAGCCCATCATAGCGCCGGACTTGGCGTCCAGGAACGCTGTGAGGTACAGGCGGCGAACCTTGCCGTCCTTTCCTGCGGTGAAGAAATCGAAAGTGTGGTTATCTGCTATCCAGACATCGTTTGCGTGGAGGTCGTCGTAAAGTCGCTCGACATACGGCAGGCACTTGTCTGAGAACGCCTTGTCGCCGTTGCGGAAGTACATTCGCACCGCATACGGTATATCTTCGGCTCTGCGGCGAAACGTGCGCTCTGACGGCATATCCGGCAGACTTTCCGGGTAATGCTCCTGCACCCAGTCCCGGGTGAATTTGTAGCAGCTCGTTATCGGAAGGCACTGCTGATCGAGGTAGAACCGGCTGAACGCGTTCAGCATGAACTCCGGAACGGTGGTGGTTCCCTTGTTGCTGCCGCCTCGCTTGTCGATAAGCCCGGAAATGTCCGAGTTCCGGTAAGCCTTGAGCCTGCGGTAGAGGATATCAGTGCTTATCTCCAGGTCAGGGTATTTCAGCCGCGCCGCCTGAACGTACATCTCGTCTATCTCGCCCTTGCTGTACTGCTCGTAGCTGTCCCGGATAGTGAGCCAGTCCTTGATGAGCGCCGTCCAGAGGTACAGTTCGCTGCGCTGCTTGTCTGTAAGGTCGTCCAGAGTAAGTCGGCTTTCAGCCGGCTTTAATGGGGCTTTAACAGCTTTTTTAATCGGTTCCAAGCCAAGCGAGCGGCGCTGTTGGTTCTCCCATTTGAGCTGTAAATCCTGCGGCAGCGCTGTCAGGGGGATTATGTATTCCGTGCGGTTGTTCGCAGCGGTGTCCTTTGTTTCGCCCTTGAGCTTTCCATTCTGAACGAGCCGTCTTATATACTGTGGCGTACAGCCTTTTATTTCCGCGACCTCTGCCGTTGACAGGTAAGTCAAAGCAATCTCTCCTTTCTGTAAGAATTTTACTTGACAAAAGCGCTAGGCTCTGATATACTTTAGACGGAGCCTTGAGGTCAAACAGGAACGATGTTCTGTGCAAAGAGTAGTCGTTTCTGCCGAGGCTCTATTTTTATGCTCCGACCTGCCATCATCAGCGCAGGGCGGTCATTCCCTGCGGACGAACAACCCGCTGCCGGGCTGCTCGTTTCGGCTGTTTTCATCTACTTGGTTACTTTTTTGATTTTAACGTGGACAACTCTGTGTCCTCGTCCGCTAAAATTCTGAGTTAATAGCGGTTCCTTTTCTGACTTTGACTCGTCTTTGAGCTTTGAAAGATGTTCAGAGATAGCTGATGAAATTTTAGTAGTTTCTTCAAAATCAAAATCAGAAATATAGTCGATTTTGGAATCGTCGCTTTCCTCCTGCGGAGCTGCTTTCTTTCCGACCAGCTTTTCGTGTTCTGCGACCATGTCCTCAACCAGAGCAGAGGCATTGCCCATTGCCTCCTGTATCTCGTCCAGAACGCTTCTGCAGGATTCCACGCGTTCCTTTGCACCATCAAGGTACCAGTTGAAACTGTCAATCTTTTCTGCTGCGTTGTCCTCAATGATGTTTATGGGGGCGTTATCCTCAAACCACGGGAAAGCCTTAGTGCAGAAATCCCACTCGGCGTCCTCCTTGTTCGGCAGGTACTTGCCGTCGTACACATCGTTGCCGTTCTCGGCGGTATGCCATACAACGTAGGGGTCAGGGGCGGTCTTGGAATGAGCAAGAATCATTCCGTTAGCTACCATCAGGACGGTGTAGCCCTGGATTATGTCGTTGTTTCTTATCATGGTGTACTCCTGTTCTGTTTTGCAATCGATTGCAAAACTCTTAAAAATCTGTGTTTATATTGTCGTAAGGACTGCACATTTCGTCTATCATAGGCTTATCAGAGTTGGAATAACAGCTATTGTAAAGACTGACAGTCCTAGGACGGCGTGTTTGTTTCCGTCTCTCGTTGGAAAGCGTTGATTCCATATTGCGAAATGCAATGTAAGAAAACGGCACCTCTTTAAGGTCTGGTCTGAGAAAACGAATTTTGACTGCACGGAGATATCCGAAAACCACAGTATCATACCATTCATCAAACGATAACCTCTTGATTCTGAGAAATTTCCATATTTCAGAATGGTTGATTTCTGCGAACTCGCGCTCTTCATCAGTCAAAGGTTCTGAATAGTCTATTTTCGCACCATTTTTTCCTTGAGGAATAAGCGCGATTTCAATACCTGTTTTCTCTGCAATTTTTTTCCGTGCAACAGGTGACGGCTTGCTCCTGCCGTGTTCATAGCCTATGATAGTATCGTAAGACAGCCCGACTAACGAAGCAAATGCCTTTTGTGTAAGCCCATTCTTTTTTCGGTAGTCTTTGAGCAGATTAGAAAAATCTGATTTGCTTTCCATATTGCTCGCCTCAGTCTACAAAGGTGTTGCGTTCGAAGTCGAATACTCCGAAATACTCGTCGTTCAGGTAAACGTTCGCCCTGTTCTGGGTGGGGCAGGTGATCTGCAGTTCGCGGATCCGGCGATAGCCAAGCTTCTCCAGAGCGGCGGTAACTGCTGCGGTCATTTGGTTCATGCTCATGGTATCACTCCTTTCACCACCGGACGCGCTGTACTCTGGCAACGTCCTTATTCTTATGGAGTATCCTTGCGGCAGTCAGACCGTTTGTTTTCACGGATACTCTCATCACGTTCCCGACTATGTCAGTCATTCTCCAGCCTTCGCGTACAGCTCCGTGCATTGTCTTTCCGTTGTAAACATGCACCTCATACTTCTTGGTCTGAGCTTCGAGCCGTTCGCCGGAAAAATCCTCGAAACCATATCCGAAAACTGTGCCGTCCGGACGGTAATCCTTGTACTCAGCTTCGTAGTAATCGTCTCCGATCTTTCTGAGCCTGCCGTAAATGCGAATGGGTTTATTCATGAAACAGCCCTCCCTATCATTTCGTCTACCGAGCAGTGGAAGAAATCTGCGGCAGCGACTACTATTTTGAGCGACGGCACCTTGTATCCGCTCTCAAAACTTGCTATATTCTGCTGTGTCGTTCCGATTCGCTCGGCAACTTCCGCCTGCGTAAGACCTTTTTCTTCGCGTTTACGCTTTAAAATATTGCTAAACAGCATTTTAAAACCTCCTTACTGTTGATTTTTTAGCCACGTTGTGGTAAAATGTATTCGGGGCAGTATGCCCTTGCATACCCCTGTCGGGGTATATACACATTATAATTCTAAAAATCAGAATTGTCGATAGATAAAATTCCTAATTTTAGAATTTAGGCGTTTTATACAAAAGGAGTGTGGCTTTTTTGTTTTACGACCAACTGAATAAACTATGTAAGGAGAATAACACAACTCCTACAGCTTTCATTACAGATAAATTAGGGTTAAGCTCATCTAAGATAACCGCTTGGAAAGGGGGGGCAATTCCGAAATACGGAATTTTACAGAAAATATCAGAATATTTCAAGGTTCCGGTAAGCTATCTTTTTTCCGAAGATAATGATGTAGTAAAGCCTTGCTTAGAAGAACGAGAGATTGAACTAATTTCTTTGTTCAAACAACTAGATGAATACGATAAAGGAAAAGTCTTCAGCAAAGCAGAAACTCTCGCAGAGCTTGCCGCCGAACGGGTTGCTGAACAGAAAAAAGAGAATAAAACTGAGCAGAACGATGTTATAGGGCAACACCGCACAAAGTCCACAAATTAGAAATTAAGCACGATTAGTAAACAAACTAGTTGCATAGTAAAATAAAAA